TGGCCGGTATAATAGTACTCACTGAGATTTTGGAATTGTGTAAACTGAGTTTCATCTCCCTGCAAAGTCGCACCTGTCTGTTCAAAGTAAGTTACGCTTGCAGGGTCGCTGAATACCAAGTCCACTCGCTGGCCTGCGGTGACGTAGATGGAGGTTTCGCCGATTTGTTTGACGGAGAAGTAGTCGATTGTGATTGTGCCGGAGGTGGAGCCTGCTTGCAGGAACACACGAAAATCCAAAGTTGGATCTGCGTTCGTTACGAATAACTTGTACTCATGATATCCAACAGTACTATCTAGTAGTTTTACATAAAACGCGCTGCCATTTAGCAGTAAACTGGTAACACCGGCTAGGTTATTCTGAGACACATAATATGCTATTTGAAACATACCGCCAATATCGCCACTAAGTCCAAAATCTTGCCCAATGTCCTGATTTGTGGAGTTTGCTGTGCCGACAAACGCACCTCCGGTAGCCGCCCACTGCGGGTCAGCAGTCCACCCAGTCAAATCGCTAGGTGAGTACGAGTTAGTCAGCAACTCAGGCCCAAGCCCGACAATAGACTCCTGGTACACACCGTCAAGGTAAACGTCACAGTCGCCGTCCGTTGCTAGGTTGATGTAGCCGGAGAGGGTGGCTTCAAAAGACAACTTATATCCAGACATTGTAGCGATATAAAACAGTTCGTCGTACATACGCTTTTTCTTTCTTGACTTGTTCGCTAGCAGCATTTTAGATCTCAAAATTAGTTGCAAGGCTTTGATCTACTGTCGAAGTTTCTACTTTTATCTTCGCAAGTTCTTCTAATTGTGTAATTTTAAACCCAAGTTGATCAGAAGGCCATGTAACATTATCTGTAGAAGTTTCAAGATATAGATATATATAATCTTCTTCAACAATTGTATCAAAAATCACACGAAATGTACCATGTACTCCATAATCTAAATCACTTGAATTATCGATTACAGTACCTTCGGTCTCAGCGTGTGCAGCAACTGCTTCTCCGCTGTTTAAAAACACAGTATTTTGAGTTACAGCAGAACCGTACTCTAATGTAGGTCCAGTTGCTACTTTCCAAGGAACCCAACTTACAGAAATTCGAGCACCGTTATTATATGTCATTACAGATTTTGTAGAATTATATACTCTAAATCGATAATATTTAGGTAGCATTTTATACCTCAACTATACAGGTTTATTCATTTCTTTTACAACTATTTCTCGAATCTTATTTTGACGTGCTATAACTTTTGATAAGTAATGGTGTGTTCGTGGTGGAGTATGATAGTAATCTTCGCGCTCATGTTGGTATATTGCGTAGTCTACTTCATCATTTCCGTAGCTAACAACTTGTTCAGCTTTCCACCCTTGACCACCGATGTTCCTATTAGACCGAGATTTATAAAGTGCACCTGTTCTATAAGGTACAATTTTACCACTTTCTGTTTTAACGTACTGACCAGCCTTATGCAGACCTTTTTGAAAACGACGACCGAGCTCTGCACTTACAGCTTCAAGCCCTAAAATTGTTTTAGAAATTCCAGTAACTTTCATTCGTATCATAAATACGCCGTTCTTAAATATCTTCTACACTTTAAATCTGGTATTTTATCAAATCTAATAATTTCCCAAGCGTTAGCATTTAATTTAGGATCAGTTAAACTCGTAGGAACGTCTGCTAACCGTCCTTGCCATAAAACACCGCCAACATCTACATCTCTATCAACAAATACTTTAGCTTTAGAAAACTTTAATACATTAGTGCTATCTAAAATCTGTTCCTTACGATCTTGCCACCTACATCTTATCTCGACGGCTGTACCGTAATCCGGTTGACCGAACGTATCTACTTTTGTAGAACTAAGAGGCCAGTACACAACATACTGTTTTAGCATTTTCGTAATTAATGACATTACTTACTCGACTTAATAAGGTCTTTTACTTCTCTAAAACCATTATTTATATCTGTTTTAAGCTCAGACTTTACGTTTTTAATATCGCTTTGAAGCTGATTCATTGTATTTTCAAAAGTTTTAACTTGAAGATCACAGACTGCTTTATGAACGAGTTCTTCTGACTTTACATGTTTATCAACTTCTGTTTCATGTTTATGTACCATTTCAAGAATCTCTTGTTTAGACTTAAAAACGTATACGTACATGCCGATAATAGCTAAATAACATCCTATTATTGCAGCGGTATCTACATATTGCATTTATTCTCCCTGTTGTATCTCTGTCTTAGTTTTTCCTAACCACGAAAGGCTTACCGTAGTACTACTGCCTAATTTTATAGAACTATCTAATCTTGATAACCCACCGTTAGTATCAATTCGCATAGCCATTTGACCATAATGTGTATTATTAAAACCAATTTCAACTATAGATCTATATGTTACTTGAACATCATCAACTTCATCTCGATGTGGCTTAGGATCTCTAATATGATAAAAATGAGCCGCAAGCCAACGTTCTATTAATTCAAGTCGAGTCGAATCGTATACAAGGTCACCGTCACTATCGGTTACTGTACTACATACTTCAGTAACTAAAGCATTTGCTACTTCTATAAACGGAGTTAAGCTAATACCGGAATCGATATCTATTATAGCTTCTACGTTATCTACGGTTGTACGTGCCATAACTTAACTCCAAAATACTTCAGCTTTAACGTTTTCTATACCTTCAAGCCGTGAAGTATCGTTTATATTTACAATAGATCTATCTGGAAAGACTTCGTTTAATGTTGGAATTGCTTTAATCCAGCGCTTCTTAAACAGCGTATACGATGACGGTAAAACGGCATTTGGGTGAATTACCTCGTCATGCCAATTAGTTTCTCCGTTTTTAATACCCATATCGAAGCCTAACAAATAAACTGTTTTTGCACCTAGAATAAGAGCAAGATTTATCGCAGATACTCCGGTATTTCCTGCCCAACAAAGAGTGTCCTTTTTAAAACGTCCGTGTTCTCTTAAAAAATAATGTACCCATGATGGAGCTTCGTTTGCCATTTTACAAGCATTAGTAACGACTACACCGGTATACATCATTAACCTAGTTTTATGATGCTCCCACCAAGAGTAGTCTCCAAAGATACACACTTTACAAATTTTATCACCTAATTTGTAAGCGTCGTTACAACCAATCGTATTTAAATTTTCTAAGAGTAACCAATCAAAGTTCTTTAATGAAGAACCACCGCCAATTATATAACAGTCTTGATTAGACCAATCAGGGAGCATTACTTCATACCCTTAATCATCTCCAACACAGCTTCCTTACTCGTAACTTTTGTTTTGTGAACTGGCTGTCCTGTATCTTTACTAATAACGAAGTACTGACGATTCTCATGATACACTTCAAGCCCCATTTCGTTAGCACCATTAAAATCGTCAGTAACTTCGTTCTTTAGCAAAACTGTACTTTGAACCTGTTCAACTTCATCAACAGGTCTAGTTACACGTTCAAACTTTCCATTATTATTAAAAGACTTAATAAGATCAATGTCAGTTTCAACGATATTATGATCTGTACCAGCTTCATAAACTACGCCATCTTGCGTATGAATACCACGTATAACCCTGAACTTCATAATAATGTATCTCCAAATTTAAGTTGATATTTAATTAATAGCATCTACTCATATTAAGTAGAGCAATAAACAACGCCTGTACGATCATTAATATCGCTGCGTAACTGTGGAACAATAATGGCCATCACCTTGTAATTTAAGAGGAAGCCACCGTTACTTTCCCACTGTACAGTAGTAATATCCATGCCTTCGACAGAACGTACAACATTACTTGTCATCTGAACAAGAATCATTTCATAGCTTGTCAGATAATCAAGAGTCGAAATTCCTTCAATCCCGTTAATCTTCGCAAGACGCTCACGAATCGTATTGTCACCCTTAGAAGAACTCCAATCACGATCAAGATATTGATCCCAATTCGGAGAAGTATACAGCATCCAAGGACCGTAATGATAAGCATCCATTGAACTTTGACGTGCAGTCAGCAGCTCGTTCAACAAGGTCTGACCAGTCCAACCACCGGTAGCAGGAGACGTAATCGTCTGAGTAAGAACATCACCAAAATTAGTATATCCAGTGATTGTACCGCCACCGTATGTATACGAAGAAGGAGACCACTTACCAAGCAGAAGTTTCTCGGCAGCCTCTGCCACTTTACGACCTGCCAACTCAGCCGTAGTTGTATCCAACGGAGTTCCGCCGTTACGAGAAGCCTGAACTTCACGCAAAGAATAGTGGAAATCATAATGGATAATCGGGAGAGGTAAATTCGTAACTTCGAACTCTGGGCGATCAGAGGGGCCTTTGTGCAGAGCGTCCATCGTGATCTGAGCATCATTAACATCACTCATCGTCTCGGTTTGCAAAACCGTCTTAGCCATTCCATTAGGAATAGTATAAGTCAATCCACGAGCACGAAGATCAGCAACAGCTTTCAAACGCGGCTTAGAAGCAGCGATGACCGCCTTATCAATCTGCTTCCAATCGTATTGACGGAGAGTAGTATTAGCATTCTGAATGGGAACATTAATGTTCTTACCATTCTTAACAACAGTAATAAACGTTCGACCGTTTTTATCTGACCACGGACGTAAAGCACCGACATCCCAGTTAACGGAGAGCAGCTTTTCTGCAACATTTCCGTTTGGATTACCATTTAAAATATAACTATCAGCTTTTGCTTCTGGCATTTGTTATCCCTTCAATGAGAATTATTTTTTAGATATTGATTTACAGAACTCGACAAGCAACCAGTGTATCAGCACTTAATGCAGCAGACTGACCTTCGATAGCTTCAAGCAAAGTTCCTGCGTTTAATGTTCCAGAAGTAGCAGATTCAACAACCATAAATTTGCCATTCCCAGCGCTACAAAGCTTAGAACCGATACTAACAGACTCGCCGCTTTCAACAACTACATTAACTACAGAGCCTTTCGAAGGGAAGCAAACAGGAATCGAAGCAGCGTTAGTATAAGCAGTAGTTACAATGCTACCTTGAAGAGAATCAAGATTACCGATCATCAATGGAGTAAGAGTTTCAGCAGTACTATGTACAACTGCATTACCAGAAGAATTTAACTTCAACAGGTAACCTGGTTTAATGCTAGCAGCACCCGCGACGTATTCCTCACGAATGAACTCGCCGCGATTTTCAATCGTTCTATGAGTTGCTAAAGCCATGTGTTATCCTTTCATGGATTATTAATATTTATGATTCGATTACAGAGTCGAAGGAAGAGCAAGCGGTTCTTCGTCTGTAGTATTTACAGTCACAGGAGCTTGACCAGAATAGTCAAATCGAGTATCTTCCTCATTTGTAACAGGTGCAGCAAGGTTTGCAATTGCCTGCAATTCCTGAATATCCTTACTCTGTAAATACTCTTTAGAGAATAGATTACGATCATTACCGACGATGGTCTCGATCAATTCAGCTTTTTGCTTATTATAAGTTACCAAACCGTGATTCAAAACAGCCTGAACATCTTTCGGAAGCTCCTTAAGATAATCTTCAGGGGTCTTCTTGTTTACTGTTGGCTTGATTTCCTTAGCACCTTCTTCAGCAGCATTCTGAATCTCTTCAGGCTGAGCAGGAGCGTCTTCCTTGATCTCAGGAATCATCTTCTCAAGTGCATCTTCATTCATAGCCATAAGGGTTTCACGATCACTCTCATCGAAACGGATATTTTCGTTCGAGATGATCTCCTCGACTAACTTTTCTTTCTTTTTCATTCTATTACCTTTCACTTCGTTTATAACTTCATAAGTCATTTTTCTGACTACCTCGGTTGGTAGCCCTACCAAATCGACGACATCATCCTCTACTTTATATTCTTGTTTATACAGTTTATTTTCTCGTTCATAAATAAAATACGAATCGTACACGTCTTCAACGTAAGCCCATTCTCCATCAGGTGAACTGTCTTGAACTAGCCTAGCGAGCTGACTACGAATATCGTTATTACTAAGTTCATTTTTAGTAAATTTCATGTTCACTCGAATAAAACCAGCTCCGTCCTTAACGCTACAAGCTCCCTCCATATCAGGAAGCACCGCGAGGTGATCTGGTCTGAAGTTAGAAGCAATACCAGTATACTCTACTCCGTTAAACTCACCTTCAACTTCTTGAACGTCCATGTACAGACCAGTAGACAATTCTAATGTCTGTTGATTTTGAATCGCTTCGAGAATTCGTTCGTCGACTTTTGCTACACGTTCTGGGTCGATCCATGCTTCGGCCTTTAATTTACCATCCTCTGCTTTAGTGTTCATAATAGTACCGATGGATCGTACTGTAAGCTCTTCAGGAGTACAAGCAGATCCATGAACACCGTTTGTTTCAGGGTGGTAAACTACGACTGGTTTGCTGTTCCAAATATGCGGAATCTGTGCCATTTCTTCAAATGGATACATAATAGGCCCGCAGTTTCCAGCAAGAACGCCTTCTACCATCATTACCATAGGCACAACAAGATAGTCTTTCTCCATCATCCGATCATTTCTTACAATCGGAGTAATGTTTGATACTATTTGTTGATATCTTTTAGTTTTTAAGTCTTTAGCCATGCTAGCTCCTACTTTACAGGCTCTTCTATTTCCATCTCGCCCGGCTGCGGTAACCTTTGTGGCCTGTTAGCCGGAGCTTTGTTAAAATCAGGAATTTCTATTTCACCAGGAAGATCATCCTCGATAGCCTCTAAATCTTGTTCAGACATTTTCTGAATAATCTTGAGATACATTTTAGGCGAAATCATCTTCGATGCACCGGACTTAGCGTATATCGACAGTGCGTTAGTACGAGCAAGCGCTGTTTTGACCAAATCAGCTTCTGAAGGATCTTCAAGATCAGGCCAAACTATCTTATATCCGTTCGATGGTTCTGGTAATATACCTAATTTGATAAATCTATCAATTGTAAGTCTTACAACATCTGGAGTTAAGTACATTTGCTGTCGTTTTGCGACTCGACCCTGCCAAGTTTTCTTATCTTGTATTGAAGCCAATTTTGCAGCTTCTGATCCAAGAAATATCCTCAATGGCACACCAAGACCAATAGTAATGAGCTTTAAAATAACTTCAAAGTGCCCACGCGGGTCGGCTACATTGGGATTGAGGGTGTTAGCCGTAGCACCGGTGAGCACTAAATATCTTTTTAACCCTTCAGCATATTTCTCGATCTCGTCCTTCATGACATCTGTATCTACAGTGACATTTTCGAGATCTAAATTAGGATCTACAGTAATTCCAAGACCCGGAAAACCGCCTTTCCAAAACATTTCAGCCGACCCACCGCCGATTTTACGAATATCCCAAATATGATTATATAACGCTTGAAGACGCGGAACGCCGTAAATCTCATTGTTTTCCTTGTTATCAGCGATATGAATCATACGAGACCAGTGAACTTTGGTCTCAGACTCGTCATTCTCATTTTTAGTACTCATTTTAACCGAGTACATTACTGGCTTACCAAACCGCTCGTTGCGTATATCCTCTTCTAAAGCGTCGATCTTAACTTTTGATTCATCAAAAGCGCGTAAATACAGCAATTTCCGTGCAGATCGTGCATTTACTGGTTTATTTAATGCTAAACCATCATCTAAACCTAATAAGATAGTCCCAAACCGACCAATACCGCTTAAAACATCTACGCGATTCCAAAACCCAATAATATTGAAGTCTTCTTGAAGATCTAAGAACGCTTGTTCGAATTCTGTAATTTTTGAAGTGTTATCTTCAAGAATCTGTGGTACTACGGCCCATGACTCTTCAGGCCAAACCTGCACTGCACGCGTAGCAATACCCCACCGATCATAGAAATCCTTATACTCCGTCACGCTTATATCTAACGGATACCCACACTCCCAATCGTAGTCACGAGTGGTACTAGTAAGCTTATCTATCGTCGTTTGACGTAGAGAATAAAACGTATTTGCTAAAAATTGTCTAGCTTTCATAGTTATCTGCTATTCTTAGGAGTATTAAACCCGCCAGTAACGATGATCTTACGTGCTGATAACAGTTTAAACGCTCCAGACGATGCATCGACTTGATCTTTATACTTACTTAGAGGGAAATTACGAAGTTCATCCAAATACTCAGGCAACCACGGTCCAGGAACTGCATAAACGTCGCCAGCATTAACCCAAGCACTAAACGCGTCCGCTCGAATTACTTTGTCGCCTGTCGGACGATCAAAAACGACCTTGAACCCTCGTAAGTTTTTCTTAGTATTCTCAGCACTCTCTTTTCCGCCTGATCCGCCCTCTTGCTCGAGTCCTACAACAATATCTTTACCGTCGATCTGGGCTGTTTGCTTTATGATCTTCTCACGGGAAGCTGAATCTTTCTGGAACCGAACAACATCAAGTATCCAAATCTTACCCTCGTTATCTTTGGCCATTTTCACGCCGACCGAGTATGCTCCGTCGTCTTCTGTGCCGGCTTTGTCCCAATACCGTACAGTATTCACGAGTCTCGCCTTACACTTACCGACGTGAATCTCCTCCCACAAGAACATACCACCCTCAGGCATAGTGGGAGACTGCAAATACTGACCAGCATACAAAAACTGACCTAATTTTTTCTTATCAGCTAGCGTCGACCGAGGCATTCTCTTAGGATCAAACAATCCGTCTTTGTAGAACCGTGTCAGTTCACGCGGTTTTACATCTTCAGTAATCTCCGCTGGAATACAAATGTGCCTTATACCTTCGCCGCCTGTTCGCTCTAACATTGCCCCCGTAGGATCGTTCTGATGAAGCCGCTGCATAATAAGTATCGTCGGCGTAAGTGTCTGATCCACCTTACGTTGAGCAAGAGATTCTTTGATCCAAGTATCAGCAGCTTTAAGCTCAATGTCCGATGCTGACTTGTTCGGATCTAGCGGATCGTCGACTGCGATTATATGAGCATGGAAACCAGCAATACCGCCAGTCCCCATGCCCAGTCGCATACCACCGGCCTCATTCATAAAAAAGCTCTTCGCATCTTGGTCGGCACGCATCTTCGTGGGAAAACACAGCTGAAATTTAGTAGATTTTACAAGTTGTCTGTTTTTCCTTGAGAGATCCATAGCGAGCTGATGTGCGTATGATCCACCAATAAATCTGAGGGATGGCATCCGAGTCCAACACCAAGCAGGGAACATCACTGATACAATCACTGACTTAGTCGACCCAGGCATCACGTTGATTACTAAGTCGTATTCTTTTTGTTTACCTTCAAACACTCTCTCTGCTACTATTTGAAGCTCGTCGCAGATATATTTAATGTGCCAGTTGTCAATGAACTTTTCTGGAATAATACAGTCCCAGAATTCTAATAAAAACTCATAAAAACTTTCACTTGTTATCGATGCGATTAAATCATTCTCGTTATAGTCGCGTCGCTCGCCGGAGCGTACTTGAGCGAGCAACTCTTTCCGCTCCTCGAGCGACAGCCCCAAGGTATCGATTTGTGAACCGGTACTGTCCACTGTATCAGGTTCAAGCAGCCGAACTTGACCTGTAACGTGTTCACGGCACCATGCAACACAATCAGAGAGCGAGTCGGGATTCTCAAGAACGGCGTACTTGTAATCCTCGAACGTCAAATCCTTAGGACTTAAGAACCGCACTCTATCCTTAGGCACCTTCGGATATGCGGCCAGTACCTCTTCAAGTTTCTCTCTCGCCCGCCGTGGATGTCTACTAATCCAAGCGCTATCGCCCTTAGACCACAGCCACAGCAGCAGTGCCCGATATGTCTCTTCAGCCTGTCCACGTACCGTCACTGTCTCCTGGTCGCCATACACGACCTTAAGATGATCCGGTACATTTAATTTCAGCTTTATAGACATATTATAGTATTATAGTATTACGTTCTTTTACTACACGTTCTGTCGAACTTAGCCATTAGTTACAAATACTGTTTCAATTTTCTCGTCAGCCAGTGACGGCACGAGTAACATCTTCGCACCGTTACAGACATCACAAGTGTATGCCGTCACACTGTCCGTCCAGGTCAGTTGATCTGCTGGAATGTGTGGCGGTCGCGAGACAACACCTTGACCTTGACACTTCGGACATAGTTGGTAGTGGCTCATCATTGTTCCAATAGTTGTTTCCGGTGGTACCGCTGTCGGCGGTGTTATATAACTCTGATCTGTTTCTGGAAGTAGGCTTTTGTGTCGTCGCTTACTCATACTTGTTACCCGATCTCCAGCTCGATCTCAGGACTTGTCTTGTCGTTCATCGGCAGTCGGACCTTCTTATCAATAGCAGCAGCGATAGCCTCCGCCAGTTCTTCATGGTCCTCCCCGCACACGTCCTGCACAGCAGCGATGATCTGTGCTACAATTAGATTTATCACCTTGAGACTAACTTTGTCCTTACTGTCTTTCTCAATCCTCGCAGCAGCCAACACTAGCTCTTTCACGCTGCTCATAGCCGTGTTGAGTGTAGACACGATCATACCAGCGGTCTCGTCGTCGATCATCTTCCTGAGCTTCGGATCGAACAACGGCTGCGCTAGTTTCAACGCCTCACACGCAGTACCTCTAGTGATCGCCAGCTCCTGATACAGAGATACTTGCTCGTCATGAGGCTGATTCACTGCCTCTCTAACTCTTTCAGATAGTATTGGTCCTAAGTACTTAGAATAAATCCCGTCCACGTTATAAATACCTTTCTTAAATTGGTAAGCCAAAGCCCGCCTTCCACCATGATACTGACAGAAGTCCGATCCTCTTAGAGCCCACCGTCTACACCGTCGTTTTGTTACCTGTGATCTGGATTTACACTGACGAGGGTGCCCTTCTGGAGGTGCCATGTAATAATTTTCTCCTATCTAGGTGTTAAATGTTACCACTATAATAAGGAACGCACGCGCGTACGCACGCGTAATGTACGCGCTTAGTGCTACAAATCCACTTTATTTAAGATACTGTTATATTGCGAGGATGATACTACAAATACTTTCTTGTTTTTCGTGACGCTTGGGAGGCGTTGCTGGTGGCCGTACAGCTACTATAAACTGATAGTTTATAGTAGCTGTAGTGCTACTATAAACTGATAGTTTATAGTAGCTGTAGTGAAACTTAGTGCTAAATTCTAGAGGAAATCGACTTGAGATGTGATGAAACTTGAACTTTGCTCGTTAGTTGGTTATACTTTGGAGGGTGCTCGTAGTTCGTTGATTCGTTGATCCGTTAGTACTTAAGCACTAGTTACGGCTTTCGATGCTCGTTAGTTGTGGCTTTTCGTCGATCCGTAGAGATTTGAAAAATTTCTACTCGTCCCTAGTGCTGGTCAGCGCTCCGAAAAACGGACATTGTGGATCATCAGAATCGTGTTTATGTCACGACCATGTCACGTTATTTCGGATAAACAATGTATTAATACCCATTGTGTCGTGAATACAAAATAAACAAATAAAAAATGGTCCACAATGTTTCCATCGTGGACCATCGGAATTACATATTTTTCATTAATTCCATTATTTCGGACCGTGTTTTCCCGGTTTGTTTCATCATTTTATTGATGATCGATGACAATTGATTTTCCGGTGTTTTCGGTTTCATTCGTTCAATCCATGCGTCAATGCGTGTTTGTTGTTTACGCATGTACCACGGTATATGAATGAATGATTTATACGCGTAAAACAACGCATCATCGTTAAATTCCGATTGTTTCAACACACGGTGTTTGTTCATATCGTACCCACGTGGATACCATTGTGAACCATCGTGGTCGAACGATTCCGGAACGTGTTTAGGCGTGGGAGGATTGTACGGTATTTTAACCGGATCATACGCGTTAATGGCCGATTGTCCCGATTCCAATTTCGCATTGGATTTGACGGTTTTCACATCATTCGTTTTTGTTGTGGTTGACATTGTAAATCCTTTCAATTGTTGGGAATAATTCCCATTAATAATGTATCGGTCAAACGTTTGACCGATTGTCAATAACGGCGACGATTCATGACCGTTTTGCGTTTATGTATTTAATTGCCAATGAACGTTATTTCAATTATCATGTTACCATATATATCGGTTTATTGTCAAACATAATTTAAAATATTCCAATGTTTTTGCGTAATATTATTTCGGTAAATCGTAACACGATTTTAATCACATAATTGTGGACATGAAAAACCGTACAATTTGTCACGACGTTTTGGAATTATGGAATTACAATATCGTTTATCCAAAATACATTTTATGTTTTCAATGTTTTCAATTCCAAAATGTCCACAATCTCTGCTGGATTGTGGATAAAATGGAATTACGATATCGTCAATCCAAAATATACACGATATCGTCAACCCAAAATGTCCACAACTTCTGACTCGACTTTGTGGACATTGTTCATCGAATATATCCACAACTTTAACGACATTCCCGATTTAAAATGTCGACAACTGTACAGTCTCAGTCGCTTGCGAGCGAAAGTTAGCTTAGTGGACTCGTAGCTTAGCGACGCTTCTGAGCCTGCTGCCCAGCGGCCCGGCTTTAAAGCCAGCTTGGAAGCTTAGCGACTTGTAGCTTAGCGTGCTCTTGAGTCTTGTTTTACAACAGTCCTATATGCTTTAAAGTCTGCTGCGGAGCAAGCAGCTATGTAGCTTAGTGGACACGCCGTACAGTTCAGTGTACGACGTGCCCAAGAGG